CGAAGTTTAGAGTAGCGGTAGCTGTAATGAATTTAGTCACAGCCGAACCCCCACCCACCACGAGGTTGGTGACATAAGCGTTGGTTGCATTGAGGCTTCTCACCACCAAATCACGATAGTTGTTCACCGTGCCGCTGTCTATTGCCCATTCTCCGGCGGCTTGACGCCGTATTGCAATGTCGGCAACACCGGTGCCGTCGCTCGGGTTCGCCCCAATCAAGGCCGACCCGCCGAGGAAGATTCCGCCATTGTAATAATTGTTGTAACCAAGAATCACGCCTACGGAGTTGTTCGGATATGTCTGAACTGAAGAATATGTTGGCGCAAAAACGAGACGTAGGTTACCGCTGGTGTTGTCTCGTAATAGCGCCAGCTTGCTCACTCCATCTTGAACAATGTCAAACAGCTTGCTGTTGGCGCTGCTGCTGGTGTTGGTCACATTGACCAGCAATCCCGTGAAAACTCCCGTCGCGTTGTTCCACGTCTGCGAAAACTCCAATGGATTGCTGTTCGTGACCGTGCCGCCGATCACTCGCATCGCTCTGTTGGTGCCGCTCGAATAAGCTATCGCATTTGTGAGCAGCACGGTATCCGCCCCGTTGCCGAGGTTGGTCACGCTGCTGCCGCCGCCGCCGCTGGCCGACAGGGTGAAGCTGTTCACCCCGTTGGTGACCACGGTGATGTTTGTGCCGGGCGCGATTCGCGTGGGCGGCAGCGAAGGCGCGACGGCGGCGATGCACATGGCCAGCGCCAGACCGAGCAGGAGGTAGTGGATGCGTCTCATGGGTTAGCCTCGATAGGTGATGTCGAACAGGCAGTCCGCGCTGCCGATGGTCTTGGTCGTGGCCGTGGAGCTGTTGCACACCACGATGCCATTGGCGAAGAGGCGGCCCATAGTCCACGAGATGGCAAACTGGTAGCCCGCCGGGGCGACAATCGAAACCAGCGGCACCGCGCCGTTGGCAGGCAACGCCGCGGCGTCATACACATGGATGTATTGGTCGCTGGTCTTAGTGTTGAAGCCCACAATGTCGTAACAACGCAGGTGCTCCGCCGAGGCGGTGCTGGGCGTGACCACGATGCTGGCCGCCAATCCGTTCGTGCTCGAGGTCTTGTTGGCCGGGGGGGTGTTTGGTGTCATCATAAGCTGCTGGGGTAGGCGTTGCGCACTGAGAGTCTTTGATACTGCGGCTGCTGGTCGTGGAGCTTCATCAGCTCGTTGGCGAGGTATTCGTCGGCCATCCGGTCCTGCGCTGCCGCCTTGTCCATCTGGCCGTCCATCTTTAGGAAGTCCGCATAAGCCCCGTTCACGAGGTAGGGCTGGAAGAGGTAGGGAATCTCAATGATGCTCCACTTGGAGGCGTGCGTGTTCGGGCTTTCGCCCGCCGAGGTGGCCGTCACGCACTCGTAGAAGTTCAGCACGCTCCCGGAGCTGTTGAAGAGGATTTGATCGCCCACTGCGTAAGCCGTGCTGGCTGAATAGTCCGACCCAATGAGCGGTTTGAAGCGCGTGCGGAACTCCAGCCAGACCGTCGCCGGGCCGTCGGGCACCTGCACGCCGTTGGTCGAGAGCGTCCAGTTGGCCGGGGTGAAGAGGCGGTTCACGCGCGGGTCCGCGTTGAACACGTCGCGCACCTCGCCAATCGCCGTCTGGCCCGTCTGCTCGTAGGCGATGTATTTGTCGAACGGGATGACCGGCCCAAAGTAGCTCGTGTCCGTGGGCAGGTTGCCCGTGCTGGCCGTGTGGCAGACGTAATAGTTGTTATCCACGGCATAATACACCACGTCGCCTTGGGCAAACGCGGTGCCGAGCGCCCAGGTGGTGCCGGAGTAGCTCGACTGGCAGGGATACCACCACCCCAAGCAGGTGGCTCCGGTGGAGGACGCCGGGTTGGGCGACGCCCGCATGGTGCCGCTGCCGTTGCTGCCGGGGTCGGCCGCCAGCGTGTAGTTGAATATGGCCGCGCCCGTGCGCGTGATCTGCGCCGTCAGGTTGAAACCCGTAGGCGTGACGCCCGTGACCGTCACCCAATCGCCCGTGTTCAACCCGTGGTTGGTGGCAGTCACCGCCCAAGCCAGGGTCCCAACCCGCGTGAGGATGCTGATGGTCAACGGCATCCCCGATCTCAGGCTTTGGTAGTAACTAAGCTGGGCCGCCCCGCTGCCCTTAAAGAATACCTCCGTGCCGGCGGCATACGTGGTGCCCGCCGCCCAATCGGCCCGGTAATGCCGCTCCTGCGTCCGCGTCAGCTCCGGCCAGTATTCGCACTCCCAAATCTCCCGTAACCTCCGGCTGATATGCCCGCGCAGTCGCAGCGCCAAGTCCGCCGGCAAAGTCGAATAGGTGAACCCGGCCAGTTCACTGACCAGTTGCAACACCTCGTTGTAGTTCACCGTCCTCATGCCGCAGCGTAAGTCTTGCGAAACCGCACCGCCCGCTCCCCGCCCTCGACCCTCACCCCTAGACCCGAGACCCCAGACCCTAGCCCCTCGTCTTGATACGAGTAATCCACCGTCGGCTTGTAACCGACCCGCGCCGTGGTAGTGCCGTGATCCTTCACCCGCACCTCGATTCCTTCGCGTTCCAGGACGCGGTGCATCACCGGGTCGCGCAACACCTCATCGTGCTGCGTGCCGTCGGCGTCGGCGTGGTTCTGCTTGATGGTCCACGCGAGGTAAGGGTCCATCTCCGCCGTCACGCGGCCAAAGCCGTCCACGGCCTGCCGGTCTGCGCCCAGCTCGCGCATGATGAACTTCTGGCGCTCCAGCGCGTTGGTGATCTCCTTGCGGTGCTGCGCGTCAATGATCTTGTTGACGAGCGAGAAGAGTTCCTGCTCCGAGAGCGCCTGGGCCGGCCCGGCGGTGAGGTTGAGATTCGCCATGCGCAATTTGCCTTCCGCCCCTCTTGGTTGCCTTGCGGCAGAGAAGGGGCGCACCGGGGAAGAAAGGCGAACCCGGTGCGCCCCGTGGGGTTGGGACTACGAAGTGGGAATCTTCGTGATGTCCACGATGTTCACGCCGATGCCCAGCGCGCCCGCCGTGGCAGCGGTGCCAGAAACCGTCAGCGTCACGACGAGGTATTGGGCCGCGCTCACTTGCACCTTGTTGGAGCTGGCGGGGGCGAGGTATTCCTTCGTCCCTGCGGCCAGGAGGTTGACTGCGTTAATGAACTGCGTGGCGCTCGCGGTGTCGCCCACCGAGAGGGTGGCCAAGGTGCCGGAGTTCCAGTTCGTTGCGACGTGGACATACACGTTATTCACCAGCGTCCCCACCGGCAAAGGAATGAGGGTGGTGGAGGTGGTGTCGGTGTAGGCCACGGTGATGAAGTGCGACACGTCGTAGGCGATGCGCTCCTCGTAACTGGCAGGTCTGATGTTCATAGGTGTTTATGCTGTTAGCTGTTTGCTGATCGCTGTTAGCTGTTCCCCTTACGGTTGGAACTTGCCCATGCCCTTCGGCGAATCCACCTGGAGGCCGGCCACGGCGCGGATGAGCCGGCGGGGACCGCCGCCCAAGTCGGGCAGCTCGCGCACCGTCGGGCGAGTGTTGTAGCGCAGGCATATCTTGCTCATGTCGAGCAGGTAGCCACGGTCATCGTCCACCGTCGAAGAGCCGGTGGTCATGCCAATCCAATTTGAGGGCACGACGGAGAAGGAACCGAAGTCCCCGTCAAACATCGTGGTCGAGTTGGTGATGGACGTTTCCTTGCCGGACTGGGTGAACGTGCGGACGCGGTTGGCCGAGTTGGTCGAGCCGGTCGTGGTGTTGATGCGGGTCATCGAGGTCACGCGCCGGCGCAGCGTGGAGCCGCACAGGAGCATGTAGTTCTCCGTGACCATGCCCACGGCGTCGAACACAGCCTTGAGGATGCCCTGCAAGTCCGTGTCTTCATCGAGGGAGGCGGTCGCGGTGGTGATGACCTGGCCGCTGGCGGGCCGCTGGCTGCTGGGGCAGCTCGCCACCGTGGGGCCGGTCGTGCTGATCCACAGGCCGAGTCCGCATGTGAGATGCGGAACACTTCCCGTATCTACCTGCGCGTCTTGCGAGCTGAGGAAGGCCGCTTCCATTCCGCGCTTGAGTTCGACCAAGCCCTTGGCGGTCGCAGCCGCAATGGCGTTTTTCGCGCCGGGGAGATCAATGGCTTCCTGCGTGAGCTGGGAGACCTTCGGCGATTCGCGGAACTCCTGGATGTAGTTGAAGAGCTTCGCGCGGTTGCTGAACTCGTCCTGGAAGTCCGTGACATCCGCCCCGTCCACGACGCCAGGAAACAAGGGCGCGGAGCGGTAGGTGTCAGCGGTCCAGTCGAACCGTGTGTTGGTGGCAGCGGGGTCTTTTCTGACTGCGCTGGTGAAGGGGAAGTTACGCGCATCCACCAAAGCCAGTGAATCGGCGTAATCCTCCTTTTTAGTCGTGATTGAACTAAGTGTGCCGGCCATAACTGTGTCGTCTTTCTGCCGCCGGCCTACAGGCCGGCGGCGATTGCGGCGGTCAGGTCTTCAACACTTCCAGTCTCCTCGAATCGGCTTCGGGCGGCGCTGCCGGCGGCGGGCCGGGGAGCCACGCTGCGGTTGGGCTGCTTGGGCGGAGCGGCGGCGGCTTTGGCCAGCACCGGGGCGGCCTTGGCCTTCGCGGCGCGGCGGGCGTTGAGGGACTTGATGCCCTCCATCTGCACCGCGACCACGAACGGCCAGTCCGGCCCCATCTGCTTGACCGTCGGGCGAGCGCGGATGATCTGCTCGAACATCGCGTATTCCTCGCTTTCCCGGTCTTTGAGCCACGGATAGTCCACCGCTGCGGCCTCGACTACCCGCGCCTCCTGCTCCAGATGGGAGCGGCGGCGGGGGACAGCATCGAGACTCGCGGCAGCCTTGGCGCGCTCGGCGCGAATCTCGCGCTTGAGTTCGCCGAGGAAGCGGGCCATCCCATCGCGGTCCTCTGGCGGGTCATACTTCGCGGCCTTGAGATGGCGCAGCACCGTCTCCGGGTCCACGTCCAACTGGTCGCGCAGTTCATCCGCCATGTCCAAGGCCCGCTCGGCGGCGCGGAGGGTGTTTCGGCTCTTGGCCTCCACCCCCTCCAGTTCGCGGAGGTCGCTGATGTGGTCGAGTTGGTTCTCGATCACCACCGGCGCGCTCTCGCTCACCTTGGCCTCCACCTTGGGCTGCTTCGCCCTCAGTTCGGCCATCTCCGCCTCAAGCTGCTTGTTGCGCGCTGTCAGCGTGTCAATCCGCTTGCGGGCGCGGCGCGGCAAACCTTCGACCACTTCATCGTCGGTCTTGTCCGCGTCGTCCTTTGGCTCTGCCTGCTCTTCCGCACTCGCCTCCTCCGAGGCTTGGCCCTCGTCTTTCGACTCTGGACTTTCAGCCTCGGCTTCAGCGCCGTCGGAAGCCGTTTCGAGTTGAGAAGGAGCATTGTCGGCCTCGACCGCAGCGGGTTTATTGTCGCTGTCGGTTTCGGTCGGCCCGGCCTCGTTCGTGGCGATGAACGCCGCGAGAGCATCCAGGCTTCCCACGTCTATGCTGCTCTGATCCGCGCCACTGGTTGCCGCCGGGGTCGCGTTGTCCGGCACAGTTTGGTTAGGCATGTCGTTTCCGACCTCTCAGGGCGGGTCGTCCACCGCGCTACGGTGCTTTGGCCCACACAGGCCCAGCGCATCGTATGAAGCTGTCGTCCCCCATAAAGCGCGACTGCCCCGCAGTGTCTAGGCACTGCGGGGCAGAACAGGACGGAAGGAGACGGAAGGAGACGAAAAAAGGAATTACTCTAACCCCCTAAACCCTAAATCCGAGACCCCAGACCCTACACAAGCCCGCTGAAATCCAGCTTGCGGAAGAGCTGCTTGCCGCCGGGCAACGTCATCACCGGCTTGAGGTGGCCGCACTTCACGCGCTTGGTGAACGTGCTCTTGCTCCAGCCCGTTATCTTCAGCACCTTCGCGCGAGGAATCATCAGCGGCAGCTCGTTGAACTCTTGGGCGCTCACGCCTCGCCTTTCTCCACCTGCCGCCACCGCTCCAGCCGATGCGCCACGGAGCGCACGCCGCCCAGCCGGCCTGCCAGCTTGTGCGCCGTCTCGCCTACCACCTCGGGGTCTTCCAAGTCCTGCACCACCTCCTCCACCAGCTCGGCCACGATGGCGTTCACCGCCCGCAACACGAGACTGTCCGGCGGCAACGCCTGCACCGCCCGCACCAAGTCCTCGTGCTCAATCACCCGCTGCTGCTGCGCCAGTTCACTCATGCCTCGCCTTTCTCTTTCCCCATCGCCTATCCCCTATCTCCCACCTCCTATGCCGCCCCCACCGGCTTCACCCCCGTCCGCCCCGTCACCACGTTCTGCCCCAACTGCGTCACCGACTGCTGCAAGCTCTTGTTGTAGTTCTCCATCAGCTCGCGGAACCGCTCGTCACTGGCGAGCGCCTGCTGATACTTCGGGTTGTTCTGCACTATCACCTGGAGGAACTGCTGCTTCATCTGCGCCGTCGGGTCGTTCTGCGGGTATTGCGGCTCATTGCCCAGCGCCATGAACGCCACGTCCTTGTTCACCGAGTCGAACACCTTGCCCGCCGCGCCTTGCTGGTCTTGCAGGATGGTCTGCGCCATCGTCGGGTCAATGCTCGCCAACGCCAGCGCCGTGAGCTTGGAGTAGTCAATCGCCCCGCCCCGGTCATTGGGCACCACCAGCTTGCTGATCGCATCGAGTTTCTTGAAGGTGAACTCCATGTCGAGGTCGCGGGCATCGAACACGAGTTGGAAGTCGAACTCGCCGGCAATGTCCGCCGCGCTGGTCGGGAAACCCTCCAGGCCGCCGCCAATGCGCGCCAGCTCCTCGTCCGTGAGGTATTGCTGCGCGAGCTGGAGCGTCTGCGCGCAAACCTCCTCCTCGGCGGCGAGGAAGTTCTCCACCGCCTGCTGCAGCCGCGCCTGCCACTTGGCCGGCACCACCTCGGCGTGCGGCAAGCCCCAATACTCCGCCGCCCGCCGCATGACCATGCCGATCACCTCGAAGGCGAGCTTGGGATTGCCGCTGGGCGGTTCCAGGTATTCCAAGCCCTTGTTCCCCCCGAGCGGCTTCTCCAACTTGAGACCGGGGCCAACGCGATACTTCTGACCAAACTTGGTCGGCGGCACCAGCAGCGTCGGGTTCACCTCCAAGGTCGCTCTGTCCTCCAGCATGTCGCACTGCGCCTTTATCTCGTCCTGCCAAGTCGCCGAAACCTCGGGCACGCCGCGCGAGTCCACCAGCCGCCGGCTCACGCGCTCCTGCTGAATCTCCACGAAGGGATACTTGCCATGCGCGTAACCCACCGGGCCGTGCTTGGCCCAAATCTCCTTGCCCTCCGCGTCGGACGTGGCGTTCGGACAGAAGACGGTGCAGCACACCTCGGGCACGTCGTCCTTGTCCACCGTGCGGACATAGGCCCAGACCACCTCCACCAAGTCGTCCTTGGTGTCGGCGCGGGCCGCGTTCACGTAGGCGTCTCCCTCGTGGATGAGGTTGGAGAGCGTCTCGTCCCACGTCACCACCTTGCCGCGCGTCTTGAGCGCGCACGTCACCCACTCCTCATCCCAGCCATCCGTCAGCACGTTCGCGCGCAACTCGGTCTCCGAGAGGAAGTCGCGGATGAATACGCACCGCGCCCGCTGCATGTCCGTGGTGGCGGCGGGAAAGAAGATGTCCCCGTTGACCTTGCGCGCCGTCCACTCCGGGCCGTGGTAGGTCACGTAGGGGCGCGGCACCTCGGCGGTCCCGCTGGTGCGCAACTCGCGCACCACGCGCCGCGCCTGCGGGCGGGACAACGTGCCCAGCAAGCCAATGGCAGCGTCCACCGCCGCCTCCTCCTGCGCCGGGTCAAGCACGAGCGAAACCAAGTCCGGCCCCTGCGGGAACTCGTTGGCGATCTGCTCCAGGCTGATGCGCGTGCGCGTGTAGCTCACCGACCTCGCCCAACCCACCTGCCACACGGCCAGGCCGTAGGAAAGGAGGTAGCTGGCCACGAGGTCGCGCTCGCGGCCCAGCTCACGCCGGCGTTGCTGGCGGAAGTGGTTCACCAGCTTGGCCACCTGCCCGGCCTTGGCCTCGTTGGCGGCGCTGGCGGGGATGGCCTTCACCTGCGCCCGTGCGCCCGCCGTGGTCAGCACAGCGGCGAGGTCGCGGATGATGCCGTCCACGAGCGGCTGGCGCGTGTCGGCGGCGTTGTCCCACGGCAGGCAATCGTCACCGAGCAACTCGCGGCGCTTACGCCCGGAAGGGTCTTGGCCGTCCCAACGGGTGAAGCGCGCCTTGTCGGAGTATTCCGCCCGCCACATGCGCGACAGGTAGCCGCCAGCGTCCTCGAACTCCCGGAGGAGCAAGTCAATGTCCGGCGATGCGGAAGTCTGGAGCAGCGCATCTGCGCTGTCCTCAATCAATGCGTTATTCATGGGCTGTAAGAGAGCAGCCCAGCCATTCACGCCGGTCGGACGGCGCAGTGTCCACTCAAGCACAACCAGCGGCGCAAGTCAAGGTGACGCCACCCCTCGACTTTCGACCTTCCCCTCACGCCTCCATGTCCGCCAGCGCGCGGGCGATCTGTGCGCGGGACAGCTTGCACGGCTGCCGCACCACGAGCTGCCGGCCCACCACCTCGAAGTCGGCCACGGCCACCGGCACCGCCTCGCGCGCGTGCGACTCCAGCCAGGCCCGCTGCGCGCCCTCGGAGCGCACGCCGTCCTTGTCAAACACCTGGCGACACTGCGAAGGCGTCAGGTTCCACAGGCTGACGCCCAGCGTCTCAACCTTGCCATCGGACTTGACCAGCAGCGGGACCGGCTCTTCGAGATAGCGCTTCTGCAACGGCAGCGGCAGGTTGCGCAACCGCACCGCGCCCGGCTTGTTGCTCACCAGCAGCCGGGGATGCAGCTTGCCGCGTCCGATGCGGTCAAACGCCAGCACCGTCTCCAGCGAGAGGGATGGCTCTTGCACGCACACCTTGTCCGCCCACTCCGGGTCTGCGTCGAGATTGCGTGCGACGATTTCCCCGGCCTTGACCCACGATTCGATGCCCGCGAACACCAGCCGGGTGAACTCGGCGATGTCGTTACTTTGCAGTGCTTTCATTCTGACTTGCCTTTCTTGGTTGTGCCAGCGCGGCCAATGCGCCGAGCTGACTGGTTAAATCCAACTGTCCCGAAAGTTTGCGGCGGCGGAGCCGGCCCAATTTCGCCACCGAGGCCGCCTTTGCCCGCGCGACCAACTTGGCAGCCCACCGCTGGTCTTGTTCCCGCTGCCGCACCGCCGCCTTTGCCTCCCTAATCCTCAACTGCTCCCGCCAGTTCCACTCTTTGATGCGTTGCTTCGCCCGCTCAATCTCGCCTAGGGATTTCCACATGGGGCGAGTCGTGACAAACTCCTCCGAGGCGTTGGTCCACGCCTCAACAAAATCCCTTACACAGAAGTCACAGAGTCGGGCGGCGCATTCCCACCCGACCGTCCCGTAACCCAAACCCACGGATTTGCAGCGTTCGCATCGCAGCACGCCGTAGTCTCCTTCACCTACCCGGTAGGCGCAGTCCCGAATCCCTTGCAGCCGCACCAATGAGCCATCAAACTTGGCTCCGCCCTCGGCGTAGTCGCCAAGCATCTCAAGAACCTCCAACCCGTCCGCATCTTGCTCTCCCCACGCTTCGTATAGGTCGCCTTCCGGGAGGTGCACCCCCTCGGCTAACCGGGTGTGCAACAGGTCGAACATCTGGAACGTCAGCCCCAACTCGTCATGCACGAACAGGTCCATGCACTTAACCCTCACATAATGCCGACGCTGATGGCTTCTCACCAGCGAGACCAACCGCAGGCTCCACTCGTCCTCAGCGTCGAGCGGGTGCAGTCGCCGCTCATTGAACACACCGCGCAAGCCCTCTCCCAGCGATTCGCTCTTCAGTTCTGGCCGCGAAACCTTGCCCTCCAAGACCGCTTTGACAAACGCCTCAGACATACACCACCTCCCGCTGCGGGTCGGCATACTGCAAGTCCGCCATGACCATGTAGCCGAGCAGGTCGGCGAAGTCTTTCCAGGCGTGTTTCTCGCCGCCCACCGGGCCGGGCCAGTGGGTGAACGTGCCGATGACTTGCTGCGCCGCCGCGCTCACGTAGAGGCGCGGGCAGTTGGCCACCATGTCCAGCGGTTGCGCGTCCTCCCAATGCAACAGCCGGTTCACCGCCGCGATGCGCGTCTCCTGATCCGTCCCGCTGGCCGTGAGAAACTCCATGCCGCCCGCATCCTCGCCTTCCTCGGCTTGCGCAAACTGGTCAATGAGGCACGTCCCCCCATGCTCCTCCGCGTGCGGGTTGCGCCCGGCGCGCGGGTCAATGAACCGCGCCGCCACGTCCAGCCCCAGCTCGCGCTCCACCGCGCGCCACACGCGCTTGAGCTGGCTGGTGCCCAGGCCCAGCGTGTTCTGCGCGGGGCCGGCCTTGTAGAGCTTGCCCACGACATCGCCCGAGCCGTCGAGGTTCGGGATGGCCCACTCCCCGAAGGTCGCCGCGTCCGGCCAGTCGGCCATGATGTAGTAGCGGTCGTCCGGCGTCACGCGCACCCACAGCACCGCGAAGTTCCGCGCGCCCGCCGGGTCCACAAACTGATAGTCCGTCCCGGTCTTGGGCAGGTGCTCCGGGTCCACGATGTTCCAGCCGCCGAACTTGGGGAAGGGCCGGCCCACGGTGTCGCGCGTGTAACCGTAGGCGATGCGCTGCACGTATTCCGGGCTGCGCGGCTTGCCCGCCTTGCCCGCGCAATCGTCCTTCACGGCATCGTAGAAAGTCCGCTGCCCGTCGCCGAACTGGTTGAACTCGGACCAGAAGTAGATGACGCGCCCGCGCGTGGTGGCGGGAATCTGGATGTAGGGCATGTGGCCCACGGGCAAGCCCGGCACGTTCACGCGCTCCGGCAGCAACTCCGCCGGCTTGCTCTTCACCGTCAGGGGCGCGTCGCCCACGGCCTCCTTGATGGTCGCCGTCATGCCGTTGATGGGCGTGAAGGACCAGATGAGCTGCGCCTGCTGGAAGCGCAACCGGCGCTGGAGCATGAGCCACCAGTTCACGCGCAGGTTCTCGTCCGGCCACACCGCCACCACCGTCTTGCCCGGCACGCCGAACATCTGGCCCTCGAGGTCGCCGGGGTCTTGCTGGTAGGTCTTGAACATGAACTTGCTCCCGTTGGGCAACGCGAGGAGCTGGTCACTGAACCCGTGGTGGCTCGAATACTTGACATAGTATTTTTTGCTCTGCTTGCCGTTGAGCGCCTTCAACTCATTGGGCAGGTAATGCCAGAGGATTTGCTGCTGCGTCTCGATGCTGCTCTCGAAGTTCTCGGCGATGCACAGCAGCTTGCAATTCGGGTTGCGCACTGCCGACTCCATCATCCGCCGCCCGGCGAAGCGCGACTTGCCCGAGCGGTTGCCGCCCAGGAGCATCAGGAAGAGCACGCGCCCGTGGGCGTCCGCCTCGGCGAGCAGGTGGTCGGCATCCGCCCAATGCGGCGGGTCTGGCTCGTGAACGAACGGGTTGGCCCGCGCATCGAGGATGGCGTTCTCGCGCGTGGCATAGGCGATGGCCAGCCGCTCCGCGCCATCCGGCAGCGCCAACGTCTCGCGCACGTCCGCATCCGTCGGCACCGGAAACAGCGGGTGCGCCGTCCACCTGAGGGCGGGGAGGGTCATGCGTAGTGACGGAGGATGAGCCGGAGCGCTTTGCGGTAGCTAAAGAAAGTGTCCACGTTGCTCATGTGTCGGTTATTCTGTTGTTCAGCGGAATGGATGGCGGCACAATGCGCATCCATTGCGCCTCTGGTTGCTTTGAGAGATACCGCGTTATCGTGTACCACGTCTGCCTGTCAAATGACATGCGCGATCCGTCAACGAATACCAGCGTTAGTTCCTTCGACAACCCTCTGGCTGGCCGACGATACAGCCACCACAGGCCACAGGTTGCAGGTCGGTCAAGCCAGGCCGAACAATGCGCTGCACCTAACAGCCGCCCCGCCTCGCCGTTTCGTTGCGGCGTTTCAGTTTCGATGTGCGTCGTGTCGTTCATGGTCACTTTCCGGGCGGCTGTAGGTGAGCTTGGTTGTTAGACGGCAAAGCTCCACGTCGTCGCTCCGAAGTAGCCTTTGACGAAGTGCATTGCCCCGATTGCGTTGCCCATTGGGAATTTGAGTTTTGTTCCTGTTCCATAGTTTCGGATGTGTTTCACCCAGCCGTGTTTTTGGCAGGATTTGATTTGGCCGTATGCGTTGAAGAATTTGTTAAGTGGGCAGAGATACACGATGTTGTCTGCGACCTCATAGC